TAAAGTGTAGAAGTATATATATTATTTAGAATTTATGGCATTTGTTCGTAAAAAATCCAAGGTCTTTCCTTGGCCTGTAGAAGTTAAAAGACCAAGTGAGACAAATCTTGGTCAGTTTGAAACAACTTCATTTACTGGCAAATTTATTCGTTTAACAAGAACAGAATTAAATAATTTTGAAGAAGCTACTGAATTTGAGGCATTAGAAAAAGTATTAGTAGGTTGGGATGATGTAAACGAGGAAGATGGTACTCCTATTGAATTTAATAAAACAAATTTAAAAGAATTTTCTGAAGATGTAGATTTCGTTGCTGGTGTTTTAGATGCTTTTAAAGAATTTTATAGTAATGCACAAGTAAAAAACTAACTGATGCTGCTTTATATTGGGTTTCGGGTGGCAAACAAGTTATTGATGAAACAGAAAAGGATGCGAAAGCATTTGGTATTCAGATAGAGAAACCAGTAGAGGAAAAAAATGAGTTTGAAGTTTTAGATGAGAATTGGAATATTGTAATGATGTTTTTAAGAATGAATACACAATGGGATTGTTCTTTTGGAGGTATGGTAGGGTTAAAATATGAAATTCTATTGCTTGCTGGAGGACTGTTTGACCTCTACAATGTAGAAAACCGCAAAGAGATGCTAGAAGGTTTACAACTTATGGAATCAGTGGCTCTTGTTGAAATGAATAAGGATAAAAAATAATGGCAAAAGAATCTCAAAAAATAAAGCTGATAAAATTAGATATTCAACTTGAGGGACTTAAAGAATTTAAGTCGCTAACTAGAGAGATTGTTAAATTAGATAAATCTACAAAAAAAGCCCCTGGTGCATTTAAATCATTAGCAAAAAGTATTCAGCAAGTTACTAAATTTACACCAAAAACTATAAGTCAATTTAGACAGAAAGAAAAAGTTCTGAAAAAATTAAGAGAAGAGGTAAGGGTAGGTGGTAGAGGATTTAGCATATTAGGTAAAGCAATAGATGAAAATAGAGCAAAATTACAAGCTTTTAATCAAACAGCAAAAAAAACTCCAAAGGGAATAGGAGTTGGTGGTAAGGCTGCATTAGGTGCTGCCGTAGGTGGAGCGGCAAGTAGATTTTTACCAGCAGGTGCTACAACAGGAGCTTTTGCAGCTATAGGTGCAGGGGCAGGCCCAGCAGGTATAGCAACAGGTGCATTGATTGGTTTAACAGTTGATGCCGCAGCTGCTTTTGTTCAAGCAGGTAAAGCATCCGCAGAATATGCTGCTTCTATTAAGAGGCTTGAAGTAGCACTTAGAGGTGTTACTAAAACACAATCAGAATTTATAAAAGCACAAGAAATAATTAGAGATGTATCACAAGAGTTAAATGTACCAATCGCTGATGCCTCAAAACAATTCACGACATTAGCTGCGTCTGTTATTGGTGCTGGCGGAACTGTAAATGATGCAGAACTTGTTTTTAGAGGTGTTTCTGAGGCAATCAAAGCAACAGGTGGAGATGCAGAAGATGTTAAATCTGCGATTCGAGCGATGTCGCAGATTTTTGGTAAAGGTAAGGTGTCGGCTGAAGAATTACAAGGTCAGCTCGGTGAAAGATTACCTGGAGCTGTTACAAAATTTGCATTGGCTACAGACAGGACATTGCCACAATTGCAAAAAGATTTAAGAGATGGTGTAGTCGGTCTTAATAGTGTTATGAAATTTGTAGTTAGGTTGAGTGAAGACCATAGGGATGCAGCATTAGAAATGGCTTCAAGTTCTGCTGAAGCTGGTGCAAGAATGAGGGTAACATTTGACGAATTAAAGAAAAATGTTGGTGATATTTTGCAACCATTAGGTGCTTCTATACAAGACATGACTGAAATAGCTTTGAATAATTTAAATCGTTTTATAAAAGGATTTAAAAAATTCATGAAGATTGGAGATGAATTTAAAAGAGAAACAATGCAAAGAAGAATCAATCAACTTGAAAAACTGCTTGGAAAAAGAGATGCTACTGATCTTTTAACTATTGCATCATCACCTCTTCTTTTTTCAATAATGGAGGCTAATAAAGCATTGATGTCAGATGAAGATAGGAACAGGAATAAAAAAGAATTAGATTTTTTAAAAGAACAAGTTCGACTAATGGATTTAAGAAATGAAAGTTTTAATAAATTTGTAAACTTTATAAAACTACAACAAAATGGTTTAAATTTTGATTTGTCTAGTTTTGGTGTGCAAAGACTAGATCTAAATACACTTCCAAATGCTTTTGCACAAGAAGGAGATGGATTAACAGATTTCCAAAGTCCTATGGAAAAAGCTGCTGAAGAAGACACAAAAAAAGCAAGAGAAATTTTAGACAAATATAGAGATTCAGTAAAACAGGTAAATCAAGATATAGCAAATTCTTTTGTTAGAACATTTAAAAAACTAGAAGATGCACTTGTTGAATTTGTACAAACAGGATCATTAAATTTTAAAAAACTTGCACAATCAATAATAGCTGATATTACAAGAATATTTATTAGATCACAAATAATAGCTCCATTGACAGGAGGACTTGGAAATATATTTGGTGGTGGTAAGAAAAGTAATATATTTAGTTCTGGATCAACATCATTTAGAACAGATTTAGGCGGTTCACTTACATCTTTTGGCAATTTTAATCCCTCAACAACATCTTTTATTAAAAATCCTTTTAAAAATGCAAATGGAAATGTTATTGCAAACAACAAGATTGTTCCGTATGCAAAAGGGGGATTAATAGAGCGTCCAACCATATTTCCACTAGCAGCGGGGGCAGCTTTAGCAGGGGAAGCTGGGGTTGAAGCAATTATGCCTTTGCGTAGAGGTAAGAATGGAAAACTTGGAGTAGAAGCAACTGGTGGTGGTATTGGAAATATTGTTGTAAATGTAGATGCGTCAGGCTCATCTGTAGAAGGTGATGAAAATAGAGGAAGATTTCTTGGCGAGGCTATAGCAGTTGCTATACAATCAGCATTAATTGAAGAAAAAAGACCTGGAGGATTATTAGCATAATGGCTGCTTTCCCAACAACACCTCAACCTAGTTTTCCTGTTAAAAAAAAATCTGAGCCAAGAATAAGAACAGTAAAATTTGCTGATGGATTTGAACACAGAATTGTTTTTGGATTAGCAGAACATCAAAATCCAAAAGAGTTTACATTGATATGGAAAAACATATCGGAATCAGAAAGTGATGTTTTAGAAAATTTTCTAGATGCTCGTGCATTAGATGGTGCAAGTTTTACATATACACCACCAAATGAATCAAGCTCAATGAATTTTAAATGTCCTAAATGGAATAAAGATATGCAATTCCCTACAAGAGCTACACTTACAGCAACATTTATTGAAGTATTTGAACCATGAGTACAGCTCCTGTTTTTAGTGAAGTTCAAAAAATTAATCCTTCAGCAATTATTGAACTTTTTGTACTACAGCTAGACACAGCATTACATGGTGCGAATACTATTTATCGTTTTCATGCTGGTAGTAATCTTAATGCAAATGGTGAAATAGTTTTCGCAGGTAATTCATATCTTAGATTTCCTATAACAGCAGAAGGTTTTGCAGATCAGAAAGGTCAGTTACCAAGACCAAAGCTTACTATTAGTAATGCAACAGGATTAATGTCATCTATTTTAGTTAGTGTAAATCAGGTTACAGCAGGTAATGATCTTACTGGTGCTACTTTTACAAGAATAAGAACAATGGCTAGATTTTTAGACGCTGTCAACTTTCCAGGTAACAATAATCCTTTAGGAACACCAGATCCTACAGCAGAATTTAGACGTAAAATTTATATTGTTGATCGAAAATCAGTAGAAAATAGAGAAATAGTTGAATTTGAACTTGCAGCAGCTACTGACATGGCTGGAGTTAGATGCCCAAAAAGGCAATGTACTCGTGCTTTGTTTCCTTCTATTGGGACATTTAATCAATGACTTGGCGTGATGATGCATTGGTTCATGCGAAAGACCAAGATCCGAAAGAATCTGTTGGTTTACTTCTAAATGTCAGAGGTAAAGAAAAATATTATCCTTGTGAAAATTTAGCTATTACAGATCATCAGCACTTTATTTTAAATCCAGAGGATTATGTAAATGCAGATAAGGTGGGTGAGATTATAGCCGTGGTTCATAGTCATCCAGTCACACCTCCTATTCCTAGTCAGGCTGATCGTATTAGTTGCGAGCATAGTAAACTCCCGTGGCATATTGTTAACCCAAAAACAGAGGAGTGGGGAGAATGTATTCCAGAAGGTTACGTTCCAGATTTGTTAGGTCGGCCTTGGGTTTGGGGTGTGACTGATTGTTGGTCACTTGTCAGAGATTGGTATAAAGAGGAAAAAAATATTGTACTAAAAGATTACGAAAGGAATATGACACCACAAGAGTTCTTAGATGATCCTTTGTTTGAAAGTTATGCGTGGAGGACAGGATTCAGAGAACTTAGAAACGATGAAAAGTTAGAGAAGGGAGATGTATTATTGATGTCTATAATGCATCCAACTTTAAATCATGTAGCTATTTTTCTTGGAGATATGGTTTTACATCATTTAGCAGATAGACTATCTTGTAGAGAACCATATTCTGAGTGGTTGTTAAAATGTACTGGTAAGAGGTATCGTTATGCTCAGAAAAGTTAAATTATACGGAGAACTCGCAGAGTTTATTGGAC